TTCATAACCAATTGCATCTTCATCTCCATAGTTAATTTCTCCGATTTCAGTAACTTTACCGCTAGGAATGACAATCCTCTTTAAGATTCCACCCTTTAGAATCATATCTACGACTAAGCAATGTTCTTCCAATTCCTTAGAGTTTGCTTTGATAGTAATCCCGGTGTCTAATGTTCCGGTTACGTTATCTTGACCGTAAATTTCTTTTAATACTTCCACATTTGTAGCTTCAATTAGGGTATAAGTGAACAGGTCATCTTTTCCAGTTTGAACTGATGCGACAGTGTCTCCGCCCCACGCTTTTATCGCTTCGCTTTCAGGAGAGTTTTCGTTAGCGAGCCCATCCTCTGAAATGTAGCCTAAACTTTTAAATGCCGCATCTAATTCAGTTGCAGCATCTAACGGTAGCGTCGTATCTATTGGTGCGGAATAAACGGCACCACCTACCTTTGGTTTTGCTGTTGAAACGTTTGCTGTATTACTCATAATTTTCTACCTCCTAATAATATCTAATGTCATACACCGCTTGATAACGGTATTCTTTTGTCGCCGTGTCCGTGAAATTATAATCACCATTGAGGGTTAGCCCTCTGATCTCATTAAGTTCAATCAAACTTTCGACTGCTTCTTTTACTCTTCCATTTAGTTCGACAGCATTGTAAAGTGATTCGGAATAGGACTGGAAAGCTATTTTGGCTGATGGTAAGTGGTTACTTTTACTGCTAGATGTTTTTTGGAATACGACATATGAACCTGTTTGAGCGCTTGGTTTTTCAAGATGAACAGATTCTTCTATTTTACTATTTAAATGATTTAAAATAATTAATTCAATCATTTATTTCACCGACTTTAAGGCAGTGTTGTTTTTATAATTGTCGGATATAGCTTGCTGTGTGCTTGGATAAACTCTAGCATTAGCACGATTTTTACCAACGTACATATCCTGTTCGTAACCACTACCACTTCTACTTTTTATACCAGTCGCATAACCCTTTAAAATACCTTGCATATTCCCTGACTTCATCAAATTAGCTACACCATTACGATTTAACTTGAAATCTAATTTACTCATAGCGTTCCACCATCACTTTCTTGTTCCATTCAAGCGGAATTAAGTGATCTATACCTTCAATCGGAATGCCAAATGTCCGCCAACGTTTACCAAAGAAAAACACGTCAGCATCTTCCCAATTATTCATATCACTTTTAGGAATTGCCAACGTGTATACCGCCTTTTTCCCATTGATGCTTAGCTGATTTACAATATCGTCTGTCGATGTTGGACTTACCAGGACATTATCAACTTCAATCTCCACATCTTCAACAATGGGTTTATCGAATGGATCCCGACCTACTTCTTTTTTGTTGATGAGTTTGAGTGTAATCCCTTTAATCAGTGTCATAGAAATCAATCACCCCATAACGCTGTGTCCTCAATCCTAGAGCCTTCAATTCGTCACGCTTAATGAACAATCCCCCGCCAGGAGTAAGGAAAGTTCCTGACACGGAATAACCTAATGCCGATTCCGAGTATTGAGTCATCGGCTCTTGATTTGTGGATGTCATCAGCGTTCGTGCAACAATATCAACCGTTACGGATTTGACCACACTTGCATATGCAACGCTGTCAAAAACCATTTGGTCAATGTCTTTTCCAACCTTTTCGGCTTCTATTCTCAGACGGTTAGAAATCACTGGAAGTAACGCACCGACACGAGTTTCTTCATCCTGCTGTAAAAGTCTCCACAGTTTGTTTATATCATCAATCGTTGCGAAATCTTGCATGTTTACACCACCTATTCGAAGGCAGCAACGATAGCAGCAATTCGAGCTGGCTTATTTTTTTTATCTTCAGTAGTAAGTTCGATTTTGTGTTTTTTTGCAAATTCATCTAACTGCTTATTTGTCATTTCTTCTAAATCGACTTCTTCTTCGGTATATTCTACTGTTTCTTCACCGGATTCTTCTACTTCTTCTACTTCTTCTAACGCTTGCGGCTTTACTTCTTCCCAATTATCGCCATGAATATTAAAGGAGCTATCAATGATAGCCCCAGTTTTAGTGTTTTTATATCTCAATTTAATTCCTCCTTATGCGTTAGCTTCAGTAATTCGTGAAAATGCTTCTGGATCTAAAATTCCCCAACCTAAGAATAACTCTGCACGGATATAGACTTGGTTATAACCTTGTAAGTCAAATCCAGAGTTGTCTGGGTCACCATATTCGATAACTTTCATCGGAATTTGTTTTGCGTAACCCCACTTAAAGCCGTTTTGGAAATCACCAACATATCCGAGTGCATCATCTGACATATCCGATACAGTCTTATTAACTTCTGTAGCCAATCCATTAATTGTCGATGGAGCATTACCCCACGCTAGTTCTGGAAACATCGGGTTGCCTTGTTGGTCTTTTTGTTTAGATAATGCAGCACGTAATGCCGGAGCGATTGCTTGACCAGTAATATCTCCGCCTGACCCTTGTACTAGTGCAATGGCATCCTCAATCACACCGTTAGCATCTGCAACTCCTAAAGGTGCTTCAACCGCTTGTGAAACCGCTACATCAAAGTGATTATCCCCAATTACCGCTGATGCCGTACCTGTTCGTGGGTTAACACCGTGAAAGGACATGAGATCTAATCCGCGAGCCGCTTTCTTAGCGAAACCTTCGTTAAATGCTTTCAAGATACCAATACGCGCTTCTTGTTCTGCAAACATAAATTCGTCAGAAACACGAGCTCCATACTCGATTTTGATTGGTACAATCGTTCGTGGTGCCAATGACATGCCACCATGTGATTTCTTTCCAGATTCGGCAACAACATCAATTTCAGAATCCATTGTGAAAATGAATTCTTTCTGTCCGTTAAAAGGGATCGGTGTTTGTTTTGCCAACTTTGCAATTGAAGATTCACCTTGTACTTTGTTTACTAAATCCGTTACTAATACTGGGTCAAATAAAGTTCCTTTGTTCAATGTCATAATTATTTCTCTCCTTTTATTATAAGTTTTCTAGCATATTCGCATACGCTTTTTCTTCTGAATCTACTTTAGTTGGCTCTGTAGTCCTAAGTGGCAATGCCGGTGGTTTTTGGGTGAAAAAGCCCGCCATCTTTTCTGCATCTGCTTTAATTTCTTCTTCAGTTGCACCACTCAAACGACCAGCGAACTCCAATGGAATACTAGCTTGTAAAGCAATGTTCGTTTTTAAATCTTTAAGCTTGTATGTTTCTACTTCATTCTTTAAATCGTCGATGCTGCCTAACTCTACCTTTTGAGCATCAAGTGTTTTTTGTAAAGTTGATAACTGTTGGTCAAATGTAGCTTTTTCGGTTTTCAAATCCTCATAGTCATCCGGCTTGACTGCTTGGATTGCTATTCCGTGAGACTTCATTACGCTTTCGATTTGTTCAGCTGTTAAGCCAAGTTCTTTTAATTGTTCTCTATTCATTTATATATCCTCCTAGTGGTTTACGATTTAGTTTTACGTGGTTACGTCCACGAACCGCGCTAATAGTTTACGACCATAACTGCTCAAATGTCGATGCGTTACTTATGCTTATATTCTTTTCTTAATTCATCCAAGGTGTGATTCAACTTAAACAAGCCGTCCGCTATTTGTCCGACTGATAAAACAACAAACGACATTTGTAATATGAATATGAAGAATAGAAACGTCAGCATTCCAGTGCATACCCTGCTATATTGTCTCTATGAAATACAGCCGTCCTTTTTACCTGTGTTGATACTCCAAAATATTCAAACTTTATTATGTGGTCGTTTTCTTGTAACACTTGCACTTGTTCAAACTTGCAAGTGTTGCCATTTGTAAGCCATATAATTAATGATTTCTCAGTCATACTCTCGCCTCTTCTCAATTTAATAACAAATCAGATATGCTGTTTTCTTCTCGACCACAGCGATCACCTCCATTCACATATTCATTCTGCGAACAACCGACAAAGGCTTTCTTGTCATCACTTGACTGTTTCTGCGCGTGTCTACCGGTACGAACCAGTTTTTCTTAGGGTCATCATTCGAACGCTTATTTTCTAAATTCTCCCTTATACGTCTAACAACATCGGAAATAGCTTCTACCACATCTGAAATAACTTGTTTGATTCGGCTCCAAGCATCCTTTGTGAGCTTGATTGCCTGTTCCACTTCTTCTTTTGTGTATTCCTTGCCATTTACTTCATAAGTTTCAGACATTTAAGTCACTCCTTCTTAAACAGGTTTTTTGATGCATAATGCCTAAATACGCTTTTTACTATTAAACTAATACAACACCCTGCCAAAACAGCAAGCGCAATATGCATTATGTTTACAACTCCCCTAATACCTTATTTTCTGTTGCTTAGGTGGTTTAGCTTCTGAACAAGCCCAATGTGCTAATATCATAGACTCCATTAATGCAGCATCATGTTCTTCAATCTGTGAACGATAACCAAAACCACCTTGTGTACCGATATTCCGTTTATCACAGTTAGTAACTACCTGATACAATGACGGTTGATTTTTATGCGCAATTGTTTGCTGGAATAATGCTTGTTCAAATGTTGAGTTAGCTACTATGATTTCTTTTACTGTTGGTAGAATAGGTGGCTTTAATTTCGCTTGTTTCATTGCTTCAGCTAAAATATTTTGACCACTTGCACCGTCAATAACAACTTCTTGTATGTCCGCGTTTCGGAGGAAGTGGACCATCCATGCGTTACCCTGTCGGATTGTTTGGCAATCAATAGATTCAACAAAGATTTTGTCATCTTCTGTTTTAGCAGCAATACTTAAAGCAACGTTCGTTCCATCGTGTCCGTACTTGATTCCAACGAATAACTTCCCTTTGAATCTTGGTAAGGTTTCAACTTCTAACTCTTTCCATTCATTTTCAGAAATGGCCGAGCTCTGGTTATACTGAATCCACAATCCCAATCGCTGAATATTAAAGTCAATGTCATCGTCACCAACTTCGGACTGTACGTTTCTTTCTGATACTCTTAATCCCAAACTGGGGTTGGATTGATACCATAAATCTTTATCTCGTACATCTGATTGCTTGTCCACACTCCATTCAGCCCATCCGCTGTCCTCTGTGCTTCCGTGTAATGAGTTTTCCCTGAATTTAGTAAAGACTGTTCCACTAGATATTGGTGTTGGTGGCGTACCAGTGTAGATTGTTTGTGGGTTTTGACTTGCTGCGGTTGTATACATCAGTGCAGAGCGTTGGTCATCTGTATACTCTTGTGCTTCATCCACAACCAGCAAATCAAAGCTCTCTCCTAATCCACCGAGAGAGGATCGTGTCCTGAAATCAATTCGGCCACCCTCAGCCATGACGATGTTTTCATTACCCCTTGCTTTGATACTAGTAAAATCAACTTGGTTTTCATATCCACTTTCCTCTAGTATCGCCACAAGTCTTTCAAAGGCTGTTTTACTAGTGTTTGTCCTATGAGCTGTGTGGAGGATTCTTTCCCCTTTTTTTAAGCCTTTTAATTCACGTATTGCCACAATCTCGTTTTTACCATTTTGACGAGGGACAGAATAACCAAAGTTCATGTGTGTCCATAGCCCTTCTTTGTTTTTGGCTAAGATTGCATTAACAATAAACCTCTGCCAATCAAAAGCTTCGCGGCCAGACTTTTCATATAATTCGATGGCTTCATCGCCCATTGATTCGTCATAAGGCAAGATTAACGATCTTGTAGGAGTTTGTTCTCCAATCCGCACAGTCACCTAACATCACCCTTTCAGCTACCCACTCCATTCTTTTGTCCAGATGTTTTGTTTGCGTACGTCCCCTGCGTCGTATTCGACAGTACACCGACACCTGTCATGCCTACGATAGACATCTTCAGGTACATCCGGATATTTATAACTACCTGCCAAAGAACGACACCAGTCGCAAGGTGGACTACCATGAGCCACTCTGATTATTCGTGGACTTAATCCTGATCCACCTTGAAATTCAACATTTGTCTTTATAACGTCATCCACAATGGATTGAGTGAAATTAATAATTGGTTCTTGTAATATCCAAGCCGCATCATCAAATATTTCTTCTGCTACAACGCGGTTTATGATGCTGTCAATTCTTAATTGATTTACTGGTGGTTCAATTCCTTTTAAACCTAATCCGGCTAAACCATTTAAGTTTTCTTGTATTTCCGCCGATATTCGAGCAACAATTGCATGATTATTATTTAATGTCGGACTTAAAACCCTTTCAGCAATGTTGTAATACATCTTTCCGTCAGGCAATACGTCTGATTTAATGTGAACCTTGAATGTCCGGGCCAATATTTCTCCGACTTCGACCGCGTACTCATTCGCCTGCAGGTAAGTTGCTGTTCCGTTATCAATCATCAATTGAATACTTTGTATTTTTTTATTGCTTCGGATTGCAGTATTAAAATCTCTTTGAATGTTTTCTATTAGTTCGGGAACGATGTCAGTTGCCATTGCTCCCACCTTCAATCCCTGTTAAATCAAGTAGATTCTCCTTATTAAAATAGCCTGGAATCGCTTGATTTATTTTTATTGCCCCGTCACCTATGAGAGAGATAGTAGATGCATCAGGTTTAAACACTGGGTCCCACTTAGCAACCGTTTGATATAACTGATTTCGTTTGTAAGGCACACCATCACGTAATGATGCAGCTAAGTAACCTACATTCAAGAATCCTGAACTGAAATCACGTTGTGCTTTTTCAGCTTGCAATCTTAATGTTTCGTGGCTTGCTTTAATCGCTTCAGCAGATGATGGGTTATCAGACGGAAAACCTAAATCATCTAACGTTAATCCCGTTTCGCCCGCAAATCCAGAAGCAGCAGTCCGTAATTGTTCGGTAAACGGTGACATTGACGGTACGGCGAACTGTCCAAGTGTCGGCTTTTCTCCGTCATCATCCTTTGTAAATTCTAGAAACGATGCAACTGTTGCTTTCCAGTTATCCATTGGTTCGGAATCTTGAGATGTACCCACCACATACTTTTGCGGCCATGAGTAAAACTCGGCGGTAATGTCAGCGCGTTCTAATGTGCGTTTAGCGTATTTTTGATAATAAATAGCAGATGGAGTAATACGAGAACGGCCAAAAGGTTTGCTTGAATCCGGTCTATGAATAATCGGCACCAACAATGGAGCAAGTGCTTCATTACTGACCGATTGTTTTAAGTCACCACTTCGGAAGTAGTCGGTTCTGCCAGGCAAGAAGTGAAGTTCCTCTTTTGGACCTCCATATTCATCCCTGCTCAACACTGCATAACCTTCTGTCAGTAATCGTGTAACTGGATCGAGTATTCCTGTAGCATCTGAACCTTGGATAACCTGTAAACGAGGTATATTTTCGTCACCTTCTGAAATATATATAAAGCTACATGAATTAATTAATGCCGATAATTTCGCATCATCGAAAAGAATGTCCGCCGAGTTCATCTGATAGATCTCATTAATATTAAAGTTATCATTCGCAAACTCA